AAGAAACATTTTGAACCTGCTATAGAAAAAGCTTATCATGAATTTTACATTATGCACAATGCATATAAGAATAGAATGGTCATGGCAAGAGAAGCAATATCAGATGTTGGTATCTGGACTGCAAAGAAAAGATATATTCTCAATGTACATAATAATGAAGGTGTTCAATATTCAGAACCAAAACTTAAGATTATGGGTATTGAAGCAATTAAATCATCAACACCTGAAATAGTTCGTAATAAATTTAAAGAAGCATTCAAATTAATAATATCTGGTACCGAAGATGAAACACAAAAATTTATTGCTAACTTTAAAGCAGAATTTAAAAGTTTACAACCAGAAGAAATAGCCTTTCCTCGTAGAGTTACAAACATTACAGATTGGCATGATAGAAAAACAATATTTAAAAAGAGTTGTCCAATACACGTTAGAGGTTCTCTATTACATAATTATTATCTTAAAGAAAATAAACTAAATAACAAATATGAACTTATAACAAATGGTGATAGAATTAAGTTTGTATATTTAAAATTACCAAACTCAATAAGACAAAACGTGGTATCATTTAAAGATGTGTTACCAAAAGAATTAAAACTACATAACTATATTAACTATGATTTACAGTTCGAAAAAACATTTATCGAACCATTAAATTTAATACTCAACCCAATCGGCTGGTCTGCCGAAGAACAAGCAACCTTGGAGGATTTTTTCGTATGAGTACAAACTGGTTTAAAGATATGCAAGACATGCATAAGAAATATGGTGTCGACAAATGGATGAATGAAGAAAAGAAATCCGATTGGTCAAGACTAAATAAGTACATGGATTTTAGAATTAAAATGATGCAAGAAGAACTTGATGAAACAAAGCAAGCATTTAAAGATAATAATCCAGAAGAAATAGTTGATGGTATTATAGACCTATGTGTTTTTGCTATCGGCACACTTGAAGTATTTGGTGTTGATGCTAACAAAGCATGGGATCAAGTATATAAAGCTAATATGTCAAAAGAAGTTGGCATTAAAGAAGGCAGACCTAATCCTCTTGGATTACCAGATTTAGTAAAGCCTGAAGGATGGGAAGGTCCAACGCATAAGGGAAATCATGGAAATATCACTGACTCTTTTCAATAGTATATTTGATAATAAGACTGAGAAAAAGTTAAAGTTTGAAAACTTTGATGCTTTCGAAAAAGCATTGTATGGTCTATCAAATCGAGTTATAAAAACTAAGAAAGATGCACCACTTATGTCGCCGGCACAGTATAAACCTAATACTACTCGTGCGAATGATAATGTTACAATATGGGCTGGCTGGTGCGCAGTCGATGTTGATGATTTTAAATATGAAGGAGATTTATATGACAATCTTCGTGCTAAGTTTGGTAGTTATAAGTTTGTCTGCTATTCTACTGCTAGCAGTACACAATCTTTACCAAAGTTTCGTATTGTCTTTCCACTTACAAAAAATGTTCAAGCTGAAAAGATTCGACACTTTTGGTTTGCTCTCCAAACGATACTCGGCGAAGTTGGAGATAAACAAACCAAAGATCTATCTCGCATGTATTATATTCCAGCAAAATATGATAATGCTTTTAATTTTATCTTTAGTAATGATGGCGTTGCTATCGATCCTGATGTGGTAATGAACAAAGTTCCATACAGAGAAAAGTCCGGAAGTAATTTTTTCGATAGACTACCAGAAGATATGCAAAAAGAAATTATAGAACATCGTAAATCTAAACTTGATAACACAAATGTAAATTGGTCATCATATAAGAATTGTCCTTTCTTTCCAAAACAATTAGAAAAAGAATATCGAATGATAAGTAGCAGTGGTTGGTATCATAAGATGTATCAGATCATGGTTGCTACAGCTGGTAATGCAGTTAAAAACAAATATCCAATTACAGCTCAAGAAATTACAGCATTATGTAGAGAACTTGATACTGAAACTGGTAATTGGTATAAGTCACGTCCATTAGAAAAAGAAGCCGATAGAGCTCTTGAATACGTCTACAAAAATATTTAGCTAAGATTAAAGTTTAATCCTTTACTTTTCTACTTTTTTATGGTAGAATAGATATATAAAATAGAGAAAATAGGAATAACCCGAAATCTCATTCAAATCTTTGCAAAGGAGCAAGTATGTTTGATAACTATAAAGCGCTAATCGCTGCGATCAAAAAAGCGAAAAAAGAACCAAAACAACTACCATTAGAAGAAATATCAAAACTTAATCATTTTCAAGTTAGAAATGTCGCGTCTAATAGTGTGCACATTGATACTATAGCTGAACGTATTAACGATAAGTTATGTACCACCGAAGGTATGGAGCCTATAATAATTTTACGAAATTATAAAGGTGCAGATTCAATGTTAGATGGTAATCATAGATACAGAGCAGCACTTAAATCTTGTGCTACTAAATATCCTGTGATTTATGTAGAAAAAGAAATACATGACGAGTATTCAGATTTACAACTTAGAGAATACGCCTTGATTTTAAATAAAATCGATGAAGAACCTAGTCTTCAAATTAATAAAGAAGACGTTAGAAAATTTTTAAATGCTTATTGGAATGAACACAAAAATTTTGATAACGTAAAAGTTTCATTAAGAAGAATGGGTTTAACTGATTCTATGGCTAACACTAGAATAAGAGAAACTAAAAGATTAATAGATCAAAATGCAATTTTGCAGTCTTATGGACCAGATACAGTTTGGAATAACTGGAGTGATCCAGCTATGCTTGAAAGAAAAAATCAAGAGATAGAAAAATATAAAAATCAAGTCGATAAAGTATTCGTAGTATCATCTGCTAACTTTACTTACGATCATATATTACCTATGTTGCTTGATCAAATGCCTAAAAGTCTTTTAATATTATTACATCATCCAAATGCATATGCAGAACAACAATGGAAAGCAAAGTGGAGAGAAAAGCATGAATTGTATATGGATAAGCTATGCGAAATGCTAAACATAACAAAATCTTGGGAAACACTACCTAAACATTCAATAAGCAAACTATAATCTTAAAAAATAAAATGCACTTTTTTTCATTTAAGTGCATTTTTTCCTTTACATTTACAAAAAACTATTGTATAATATATCTATAAAATGAAAAAAGCGGAGAATAAAATATGTACAAAGGTTTTCAATTCGAATTATTTCAACCATCATGGGGTGTAAATCCTGGGTTTAAGAATTTAGCTGATAAGCTAAACGAGCTCTTACCTTTACAAGGTAAAGTCCAATTTTCAAGATCTAAAAATAAAAATCTTGAATTATTTAGAAAAGCACAAAATGCTGTTTATGATCTTTTTAATAATGGTCTTTGTAATAGAAGATCCGAGTTTGTAAGTCTTTTTGGTTTCTCACCGTCATCTTCAAAATATTGGACTGATGTTAGTCTTAATGATATTGAAAACACAGTTGAAAAAAGATTTACACGAATTATTTTATCAGCAGCTAAAGAACAGGGAGTTCAATAATGTATTACGTTGATGCTTTTAAAAGTGATGTTATAATTGATATGAAGACTGGTATGGAAGTACGTGATAGTAGTATTAAGTCTGATGGAAAAAGATATAGATGGTTTGATGAAATGATGGTTTCTTCTTCTGGCCATATTAAAAAAGAAAATGCAATTGCTGAAATAAAAAAGCTTGAAAATAAAGGTTATAGAGTTGAAATGGAGGAGTGTCAATAATGTTAGATTGGAATCAATTCGAAAATGAAGCTAAATACGATGCTGATGGCGAAGTAAGACATGACAATATTACTTATGTTGGTGATGTTGTTGAAACTAAATATGGTCTAAATAAGATTAAAAAGATTGAGTTAATGCCAGAACCGAGACATTACTCTAAGTGTGGAATAAATGTAAATAAAATGTTTACATCTATGCTAAACTATTGTATAATAGATCTAGATAACAACCATTTTGTATATGGAGATGAGGTAAACAATGCCAATAATTGATAGAAAAGAATCAGTTGCAGTCTTACAAGAATGTATGGACTTACAACTTAAAAAATCAAAAGACTATCAAAGTGATAGTTCCAATGTAACACAAGCAATGCATTACCGTAGAGGTGTGGATACAATCCATGATGTTATACTCGGTAAACTTATGCGTGCTACATCACTACTTGAATCTGGTAATGATCCAAACTTCGAATCACTTGAAGATACTTATAAAGATATGATTAATTATGCATCATTTGCAGTATCATACATGCGTGGTAAGATGGATGGTCAAAGTTCTGATAGAGACATGTTTAATAAACCGAAAGTGAAAAAAAATGTTGGATATTAAAACTGAACAAATAAGAAATTTATTTAAGTCTAAACTTTCTGATGAAAAGTTTTCAATAGATAAAACTGGTCAAAAAACCATTGAAGTGATTGGTGCTTCTTTTCTTGCAGATGAACCATCAATATTTGGTACTCCTAGTGATGACTATATTAATCACGAGATTCTTTGGTATCAATCACATAGTTGTAATATCAATGACATCTACTCAGGTGAACGTGAACCACCTAAAGCTTGGCAGTTAAGTGCTAATAAGTACGGTGAAATCAATTCAAATTATGGTTGTCTTATTGGTTCTGATAAATACTACGGTCAGTATGGCATGGCACTTGATGAGTTGCTTTATAATAAAGATAGCCGTCGAGCTTCTATGATATACCAAAGACCATCAATATGGGTGGAGTATGAAGAAGATGGTAAAAACGATTTTATATGTACTAATGCCGTTACTTATTACATTCGCGATGATGAATTACACGCAGTCGTACAAATGCGTTCAAACGATGTCGTGTTCGGATACAAAAATGATTATGCTTGGCAGCTTCATGTTCTAGAAGAACTCGTAAACGATTATAATAGTTGTAAAACTGATACTTACGAAGAAATAAAACCTGGCGATATCATATGGCAAGTTCAAAACTTGCATGTCTATGAGAGGCACTTTCATCTTGTCAAATAAATGGGATAAACGATTTTTAGAAATGGCTCAACTTGTTTCAAGTTGGTCAAAGGATCCATCTCGAAAAGTTGGAACTATTGCTGTAAGAAATAGAACAGTGATTGCTCAAGGTTATAACGGTTTTCCTCGAGGTATTAAGGATGATGAAAGATATAATGATAGAGAAATTAAGTATAAATACGTCGTACATTCAGAAATGAATGCTATATATAATGCAGCACAAAATGGTGTATCATTAGAAGGATCCACTGTTTACACATATGGATTGCCTGTATGCCATGATTGTGCAAAGGGGTTAATACAAGTAGGTGTGAAAAGAGTTGTATCACCTATACATGAAGTACCTGATCATTGGAAACTTTCATGTCGTATGACTAAAGAAATGTTTGAGGAGGCGAATATATTATGGGACTGGATAAAGTATTAGTTATAGGACATAGTCCTGGTAAAACACCCATAAATAAACGTAAGAATGGGTCACCGACACTGAATAGATTAAACCGTTGGCTCGATGCATGTGATGTAGATCTATACAGCTTCAGCAACATCTATGCACACCACAAGGAGTTATTGAAAATAACAGACATAGATGAAACATATGTTTATAAAATCACTAAAAATTATAATAAAATTATAACATTAGGTAGTTTTGTGTCACAATATTTCACTAAAAGGGGTATAAAACACTTGGCTGCTCCACACCCTTCGCCACGTAATAGAAAGTTTAATGATAAATCATATGAACCTATGGTTATAAGCCAGATAAAGGAGTATTTAAAATGAAAGTAGGAGTCTTATTAGGTAGAGGTGTAGAAGGTGTAGGCTTAACTAAAAATGTAGTTGAGTTTCAAAAGCTTTTTCCTGGTGTAGAAGTATATGCTACTATTGATAAACTATGGCAAAGAATGAACTCTATGGACTTTAAAGTAAATTACTTTAGAGGTACAGATTGGGATGAAGTAAGTAAACCATCAAAGAAATTTCCAGATTTATTAACATGTTCAAAGGTTGTTGAAAGAATCAATCAACTCGATATGTGTATTGTTTGGAGTGTACCATCTAAATCACATCCTGAAGATTGCGTAAGTAACTTTATAAAAATGATAGATGAAATTAAAGTTCGTAAGTCTTTAGTTCAAGTAGACCATAAAATACATTCTATAAATAGAAACGCTGGCTTAGCTGAAATATGCTCTAAGGTGGATGTTTTAATGTGTCATTACATTGAGAATCCATTTGGCAAATGGGTTAAAAAGAACAAAATTAAAACACCAATCACAAATATGGGTGTAGGATTCAATTTTAATAAAGACTATTGGAAACCTATCGAACAACAAGACCCGTACCTTGTAAGATGGGTTGGTCGTACAGCTATGTGGAAAGGTCCAGATGTTATGATCGATTTCCATAACGATCATCTTAAAGCACTTGGATTTAAAACTATATTAGAAGGTTTAGAAGCTTCGATTAATTATCCTGCAGTTCTTTATAAAAATCCAAAGCAGATGACAGGTAGAAGAGAAGTGATAAATTATTTTAGACCAGAAAAAGGTATTGATAATACCGGCAAACACCCTGACTATGGTAGTGAAACTTCTGGACAAGGTGCGTACTTATATGGAGCATACACCCATTCTGAAATGATGGAGCGTATGAGTCTTGGTGGATTTGGATCTGATCTTATGTACTTTAAAGAAGACATATATGGTAATAATGTCGAATATTGTCACACTGATTCATTTGGAGCCGGAGTTATTCCAGTTTTTCATAAACACTTTTGTGATCACGTTATTCATAGAAAGCAAGGCAAGCCAATAAGTCAGTGCATAAATACCGGTACACTTGCTGTAGATGCAACCAATGCTAAAGAAATTGCAAACAGTATGCTCTTATTAGCTAAAGATAATGTTAAAAGAGATGAATGGAGAAATATGATGTTTGAATTTTGGAAAGAACATTGTGATGCTGAAACAACATATAATGACATCATAAGTAGTACACTAAATTATAATGAAAAGTACAACGTTACTGAAACAAGTTTGGAGGAATTTTTCGTATGAAAATAGCAATTACAGGATCTAGAGGTTTTATTGGAAGTCACCTCAAAACAAGACTTGAAAAAGATGGCCATGAAATAGTTGAATGGGATCTTAAAGATCTTTCGAAATGTATAAAAGATTTTGAACCAGAAGATATTAATTACTGTATTCATCTTGCAGCTTACGCCGATGTAAGAGCGAGTTTAAAGGATCCACAAAAATATTGGGTCAACAATGTAGAAAATACTACAAGAATACAAAATATATGTCATCATAATAATATACCATTACTTTATGCATCATCTTCTTGTATTCATAATTGGTGGTTATCGCCTTACGGTATTAGCAAAAAAGTAAATGAAGAAACTGCGAAGTTTGGTCAGGTAGGATTAAGATTTACTACTGTTTACGGTGATGGTGCAAGGGATTCTATGTTAATTGGAAAATTAGTAAACGGCACTATTAAGTATCTTACCAGACATACTCGAGACTTTGTACATGTAAGTGATGTTGTAGATGCTATCGTTTTACTTATGAGCAAAGACATAAGATCGTTGAAGCCGGCCTATGATATAGGCACTGGAAAAGGTAACGTAGTTGAAGATCTCGGTGTATTAGCCGGATGGCAAGGCATTGAAGTTACTGATGGTGATACATGTGAAGCACAAAATAATACTGCTGATATATCTGCAATGAGAGAATTAGGTTGGGAACCAAAAGTAGACGTACGAGATTACATCGTACAAAAAACAATTCAAATGGCAGGCCAATGAATTATGCAAGCATAGTTCCATTAATAGGCGGTGAAACCATCGCCATGGAACGCGTATTTAAAAAAAGACCGGAGTATATATTAAGTTATGAAGATTTCAAAGCAAACGATACTCACTTGGTGGAGTATTATAAAAGAGAAGTTCCCTACTATCTTTTGGGAAACGATAGGAGTTATGACTTACCTTCTGTCGATGTTATTAATACCGTGTGCCCTTGTGCTGGTTTGTCTAGTCTCAATACTTCAGCATCTTCTGATGCTGCTGCTAACGATTGGATGCTTACCTCTGCTAATTATGTCTTGGGTACACTCAAACCTCAAGTATTCTGGGGTGAAAATGCACCAAGACTCGCTTCAAAAATGGGCGAACCAATTGTCGAAAATCTCAGAGCGATTGGAAGAGAGTTTGGATACACTTTCAGCTTATATAAAACGAAGTCTCTCCTACATGGACTCGGACAAGTAAGAGACAGATCATTTTATTTTTTCTGGAAGGGTGATAAAGTACCTCAGTTTGAATATATAAAAAGGGAACATGAAAAAATTGAGGATACGATACGTTCCGTGAAACGCAGATCAGACGATCCGATGAATGTCCTTACTAACACTAATGTTCCTTCACAAGACCCATACTATCGATATGTCTTAGAAGAAATGCATGGTGGTATAACTCATAAAGAGTTTCAAAATAAAATAAAGAAAAGCTATGATGTTCTACATTATATAGAAGATAATGAACATTCTTATGATGGTGTAGCAAATTGGATGTCTTCACACGGCTATGAAAAACAAGCACAGCGTTGCAAAGTCATGCATGAAAAACTAGCATCTGGCGGAAACATCATGAGAAGAGGTGTATATGTACCAAAGAATTATATTGGTGCTTTTGTAGGCAGTGCACCTACAAAGCTTACACATCCAGATGAAGACAGACATTTAACGATAAGAGAATGTTTAAGTATTATGGGATTACCAGAAGACTTTATATTACAAGGCGGCGTTAAAAATTTAAATCACATTTGCCAAAATGTACCAGTCACAACTGCAAGTGACATGGCAGAACACGTTTTAAAATTTTGTGATGGTAGATTGAATAATCAGTTATGGGATCAAGACTATATGGTACAAGATAATCGAAAGCAATCAATTGTTAGTGAAAATAAACCTTTACAATTAGACGCTTTTATGGTATAATAATACTATTATTTGTAGGAGAAATGAATGTCAATAATGGATAAACTTAAGAAGAACAGTAAAAGTGATTATACATCAATACTTTCTGATTCTAAATTTTTTACTGAAAAAGATATGGTGACAACAGATGTGCCAATGATAAACGTTGCATTATCTGGATCAATGGACGGTGGTTTGGCACCTGGGCTTACAGTATTGGCTGGTCCTTCAAAACACTTTAAAACATCATTTGCGTTAATCATGGCAAGTGCATATTTAAAAAAATATGATGATGCTGTATTATTATTCTATGATTCAGAGTTTGGTTCACCACAAGCATATTTTGAGAACTATGGTATAGATACAAGTAGAGTTCTACATACACCTATTACGAATGTAGAAGAATTAAAATTTGATATTATATCACAACTCGAAGGGTTGGATAGAGATGATAAGGTTATTGTAATAATAGATTCAGTTGGTAACCTTGCCTCTAAAAAAGAGTTAGAAGATGCAATAAACGAAAAATCAGTGGCAGATATGTCTAGAGCAAAAGCACTAAAAGGTTTATTTAGAATGACAACACCATATCTAAATATGAAAAATATACCTTTAATTGCAGTTAACCATACTTATCAAGAGATTGGCTTATTTCCAAAAGCTGTAGTTTCTGGTGGTACTGGTATTTACTACAGTGCTGATAATATCTGGATTCTTGGTCGTCAGCAAGACAAACAAGGTACAGAAATAAAAGGCTATCACTTTGTAATCAACGTGGAGAAGTCAAGATATGTTAAAGAAAAGTCTAAAATTCCTATTTCTGTTAGTTGGGACGGTGGTGTTCAGCATTGGTCTGGCCTGCTCGATGTTGCTATGTCTGGTAATTATGTTTCTAAGCCAAGCGCTGGTTGGTACTGCAGAGTTGATAAATCAACTGGAGAATTGGTGGAACCAAAAGTTCGAGAAAAAGACACATTAAATGAAGAGTTTTGGAAACCAATAATTGAAGAAACAGATTTTAAAAAATATTTAACTAACAAATATTCAATATTAAACTCTGTTAATTTAAGTAAATTGGATGAGCATTAATGGAAGAAAAAGTAGATTATGAAATTATTCCAGATAAAGCTGATGAACAAGCTTGGAATGTAAGAATTTTAACAGGCCCATATACAGAAACAGTGATTAAATATGGGACTGTTAAGTTTAATGAAATACCAAAAAATATGTCATTTAATTTTGATATCGTATCTTCGCCTGATGAAAGTTTAAGTGTAGATGATGTAGACTTACAAGACTTTGTTGGTCTTATGCTTGAAAAGATTATGGCTAAAGGTATAGAAGAAGGTACTGTAATAACAAAAGAGGTAGAAGATGGAAAAGATAACTAAGACAGAAAGATTAGTTTTATTAATGGACGAAATTGCAATTGCAAAAAGTAAATTACAACCACATGATACTGGTCACATTTATACTTCAATAAGCTACTTAGAAAGTAGAGTTGAAGAATTACAAAAAGAAATTGATGAAGGATTAAGAAAAGCTGCCTATGCCAACTAATTTAGAACAAACTATACTGCGTAATCTTCTTACTGATGAAGAATACATGCGTAAAGTATTACCATTCATAAAACCTGATTACTTTCAAGGTATATACAGAATATTGTTCAGAGAAGCTGGTAAGTTTGTTGCAAAATATAATAAACTACCAACTTCTGAATCATTTCAAATTGAACTTGATCAATCAGAAAAACTTAGTGATGAACAACATACTTTAGCTATGGATATAGTTCCACAACTTTTTACTCATGAAAAAGTTGATGGTAAGTGGCTTCTTGATACTACAGAAAAATGGTGTCAAGATAGAGCAATATACAATGCTATCATGGAATCAATATCAATCATTGATGGTAAACACGAAGAACTGACTAAAGGTGCTCTTCCTGATCTTTTAAGTAAAGCTCTTGGTGTTGCCTTTGATTTAAAGGTTGGTCATGACTATGTTGAAAATGCTGATCAACGTTTTGAATTTTATCATACTGAAGAAGATAGATTACCTTTTGATTTAGAATACTTCAATACAATTACAAAAGGTGGTGTTCCTCGTAAGACATTGAATATAGCATTAGCTGGTACAGGCGTAGGTAAATCTCTATTCATGTGTCATGTTGCTGCATCATCATTAGTTCAAGGTCACAATGTTTTGTATATTACTATGGAAATGGCAGAAGAAAGAATTGCTGAAAGAATAGATGCTAATTTATTAAATGTACCTATTGATCAACTTGATAAAATGTCAAAAGATATGTTTACTACAAAAGTAAAAGATATTGCTCGTAAGACGACTGGTAAGTTAATTATTAAAGAGTATCCAACTGGTTCAGCACATTCAGGTCATTTTAGAGCTTTACTTAATGAACTTAAACTTAAAAGACAATTTGAACCTGATCTTATATTCATTGATTATCTTAATATATGTGCAAGTTCTAGAATGAAAGGAATGGGCGGTGCAATCAATTCATACTCTTACATTAAAGCAATTGCTGAAGAATTACGTGGCCTTGCAGTCGAATTTGACGTACCGGTCTTCTCTGCAACGCAAACGACTCGTTCTGGTTATTCTAACTCGGATGTTGGGCTTGAAGATACAAGTGAATCTTTTGGATTACCCGCTACAGCGGATTTAATGTTTGCTCTTATATCAACTGAAGAACTTGAAAAACAAGGTCAGTTCATGGTCAAACAATTAAAGAATCGTTACAACGATCCAACGCTTCATAAAAGATTTGTAGTTGGTGTTGATCGTAGTAAGATGCGATTATATGATGTAGAAGAAAATCAACAAACATTAACTGACGACACACCAGTTTTTGATAAAACTCCAACTGGTGAACGATTTAAGGATTTCAAGTTATGATAGCAAAATTAATTTCGTATAGCAAATCATCTGAATTTGAAAGTTATGATAGTAACGAATATGGACCACTTGATGTGCAAGACTTAATTGCTTTTTGTGCAAGAGTTTCTAATCCATCAGGCCAACTAAATACTGAAACTAATGAAAAGCTTTTAAAATATCTTATTAAGCATCAACATTGGTCTCCGTTTGAAATGGCAAGTGCTTGTATTGAAATTAATACTACTAGAGATATAGCCAGACAAATACTTAGACACCGTAGTTTTAGTTTTCAAGAGTTTAGTCAAAGATATGCAAACCCAGTAAAGGAGTTACAATTTGTTACAAGAGAAGCGAGAATGCAAGACGATAAGAATAGACAAAGTAGTATCGAAGTTGATGACGAAGCTTTCCAACTCGATTGGGAAAGAGAACAAAGGCGAGTCATATGGATGTGCAAACAAGTCTATGAAGCTGCAATCAAAAAAGGAATAGCTAAAGAAGTTGCAAGAGCAGTATTACCTGAAGGTTTAACCACATCAAGGATTTATATGAATGGAACAATAAGAAGTTGGATTCATTTCATTGAATTAAGATCAGGTAATGGTACTCAAAAAGAATGTAGTGAAGTTGCAAGAGCTTGTGCTGAAGCAATATCAAAAATATTTCCGATGGTGAAAGGGTTTGTGAATGAATGATAAAGAACCAGAAAGATATTATGATTGGATGCTATGGAAGCTCAGACAAGATGCTGAGTGGAAATCCATAAAACAAAAAACAAGAGAACCATTTATAAGACAACTTTTAAAAATGGATAGTTTGGTACTTGCTTTAATCTATACTACAGGTCATATCTTTATTGCCATGAATGTTGTATATTTTATGACAGGTGCTAACTTATGGGAAGCTGGTGCTGTGGCTCTCGTTGAACCAATAATAAATGGTTGTTGGTTTTTTGTATTACATATATTATGGAAAAAAATACAAAAAAGATGAAAAAAAAGGTGTACATTCCTTTAAAACTGGTGTATAATAATACTATAAAATTAAAAAGGGAGTTTATATAATGGGTATACACATCGGACCACACGATCGATCATCTTCATGGATTGGCAGATTCGATCCTCAAAATCCTCAAGATATGTTAGAATATGAAATGGTTAAATCTGTTGCAAAAGCCTGCAATTCATCTGACAGAAAGTTTAGAGTTGAGAAGAAAGGTAGAAAACCTACTAAAGGTTTTACTTACTTCGGTGATCCTATAGGAGGTATTAAAAATGCTACATTATGGGATGTCTATGTGTATAGGAGATATTCATGATTATTGTTGACTATAGTGGCATAGCATTAGCTAGTATTATTATTAATAAAACTAATGATGAACAACTTATTCGC